TCTGGCTTAAGGTTACGGATGTGAGGGTGGAGCGGTTGCAGGAGATTACGGAAGAACAAGCATGCATGGAGGGCACAAACCCATGGGATGAAGCGTGCTACGAAAACAATGGATGGCATCCAACATTATCGGACCCGGATAGTGGTGGAGAACCTAATATGGTCGATGGATTTCATAAACTTTGGAACTCCACCATCAAGAAATCCGACCTTGACCGCTACGGTTGGGAAGCGAATCCTTACGTTTTCGTGATAGAATTTGTGAAAATTGACAAGCCGGAGGAAATACAAAATGCATGATACGCCACATTCAGAAGAGAGTAAAAAGAAAATGAGTGATTCTCATAAAGGAATTGTCAATAACGCAAGGAGAAGAAAAACTATTGTAAAAGACGGTATTACATTATATCAATGCGGAATATGCAAAGAGTTTAAACCGTATGAGGAATTTTATAAGAATAAGCGGACGATTCTTGGAATTACGCCAGAACGCCAGAATGCAAGAAATGCCATTGCAAATGATGGCGAAGATAAGCCAAACTGTGACCTTGCGTTACTCGCAAGGCATTTTAAGGCAGATAACATCAGTACAGAATTTGACAGACCTTTACCACAGAAAGGCGATAAATACAGACATTTCAAGTTAGGCAAAATTGTTACTATTATCGGTATTTCAAGACACACCGAGACAGAAGAAATATCAGTTGTATATGAATATGAGGGGCATATCTGGAACAGACCGCTTGAAATGTTTATGAGTGAGGTTAATAAAGAACTATACCCTAATGCAAAGCAGAGATATAGATTTGAAAGGCTTAACAATGTTTTGGTGTGAGAAAGAAAATAGGTGGTGCTCAGTTTGGAGTTGCGACAGAAAGGAATGCGAATTTGACGAATTTTTAGCACTTGCAGTAGACAATGTGGAAGCAGAAGAAAGTGAGAAAAAGTAATGAATCGTGTAATTTTATGTGGGAGACTGACTAGAGACCCAGAGATTAGATATTCGCAGACAGCAAGCGGAAGTATGGCAGTAGCAAGATACACATTAGCTGTTGACAGAGCTTTCAAGAAAGAGGGCGAACAGGCAGCAGACTTTATTAACTGTATCGCATTTGGCAAGAATGGAGAGTTTGCAGAGAAGTATTTACATCAGGGAACTAAGATTATCGTTGAGGGTAGATGGCAGACAGGCAACTACACTAACAAGGACGGACAGAAAGTCTACACTAATGATTGCGTTGTTGAAAGACACGAATTTTGCGAAAGTCGTGCTAATCAGCAGAACAATAGTAATGGGATTATAGGTAGAAACAGTCCAAGTGCTGATTCAGATTCCTTTATGTCAATCCCTGATGGTATTGACGAGGAATTACCATTTAACTAATTCACTAAAGGTAATAAAACAGTTAAATATTATAAAAGGAGATATTATGAGCGAAGAAAAATTAAGAGTTTGGCATAATTGCCAAGTAGGAGCGGTTAAAAACTTTTATGTCGAAGTGGAAAACATCGAACAAGCTTGGAAAATTCTTAATACATTATGGGATTATGACTTATTTCAGTACAAAAACAACATAAAGCCGGATTATTGTAACGCTTCTGGACTTGAGTATTTTGATGAGGAAGAGCAGGAATGGTGCGAGTGGTACGATGATGGCGGATATGACATTAGAGAACATTTTGAAAACGAGGAGGAAGAATGAACACAGAAGTAATGTTTAGTAGCAAAACAGACCAGTGGGCTACACCGAATGATTTCTTTGACAAACTGAATGAGGAATTTCATTTTACATTAGATCCTTGTGCTGATGAAATTAACCATAAGTGCGAGAAGTATTACACAAAGGAAGATGATGGACTGAAACAATCTTGGAATAATGAAAGAGTTTTTTGCAATCCACCTTACGGAAGAGAAATAGGTAAATGGGTTGAAAAAGCATACGCAGAAAATATGATCGGCGGTGCTTATGTAGTAATGCTTATTCCTGCAAGAACTGATACAAAATGGTTTCACGATTACATATACAACAAGCCGAATGTTGAAATCAGATTTATCAAAGGTAGATTGAGGTTTGGAAATTCTGAAAACCCTGCACCATTTCCGAGTATGTTGGTAATTTTTAAAAGAGAGCCATTGATGATAAATGTGTATGATCTTATTGATTATTTAGCAAAGCCAAGAGGGGATTTGCTGGAAACTATAAGCAAAGGTTGTTCGGTTTACGAGATTAAAAAATTTATTGAAGATATAAAGGAGTGTGAACCGATTGAGTAATATGCGACAAATATATGCAATCAAAAGCAAAAACAGAAAGCGGATATTAGATGTTTGCCCCGATATGAAGCGTGAGAGTGGCATCTATTTCTACACTAGAACCGATGAAAACGGAATATCGTACTTTTATATCGGTCAAAGCGTAGATTGCTTAGAACGTAGTATATCGCACTTGACAGGCTATCAGCACATAGATTTATCAATCAAGAAAAGAGGATTTTATAGCGAAAACAATCCTTATGGTTGGAAGTTGAATGTTATGTACTATCCGAAAGACAAGCTCGACGAAATGGAGCAATATTGGATTTTGGAATACACAAAAAGAGGTTATCAGTGCAGATATAACAAGACAGCTGGCGGTCAAGGAGAGGGCAAGGAAAAGATAAATGAATTTAAAGCTCCTAGAGGCTACAGAGACGGCATACAGCAAGGTAAAAAGGTGTTAGCAAGGGAATTATCCTCTATCGCTGAAAAGCACCTTATAATCCGCTTAAAGCCCGAAAAAGAGCATAACAAAGTATCACAGAAACAGTATGAAAAGTTTATGGATTTATTGAAAGTGGGTGAAAACGATGCTAATTCCGAAAGTTAAAGCCGAAGAGTTTGGAAAATTCGGATTTAAGAAATGTAAGGGCGAATATGGTAAGAATGGTTGCTATTACCTTTGTGTTGCAAGAGGCGTGAAAATGCTTTTGTGAGCAATGTGATTTTTGATGTTAATGATCGGAGAGATAATGACCCAAGAATCCACAAAGACGCAAATTGCCGATACAGAGACCACAGGACATATCTTGATATTATTTATGAGCTAATCAAGGCAGATATGCTTGTAAGCGATTGTGTGAAAGTGGGTGATTCAGAGTGAGTAACAATGCGAATATAGTAATATCACAGGCTTTAATGATGAGAATTAAAGATTATGCAGAAAGAGCATTGGATAGAAAAGATGTAACAGTTGATATAGCTATGAGTGAAATACGCTATACGGTTGACGCTTATGACGAATATTTTCAGACAGGCAGAAAACCACAGTAACTAACTAAAAGTCAAAGAAAGGAATAGGTTGTGCGCACATAAAACTGAGGTTTCCTTTTGGTAGATTTAAAATGTATAAAAAGAAAATTAAATGCGAGATATATCGTGATTCTATGCAGAATTACAAGAAATACGCAATACCGCCAGCACAGCTTATTATTGCTGATGTTCCTTACAATGTAGGAACTAACTTCTATGGAAGTAACCCTATGTGGTATGAAGGTGGTGATAATAAGAATGGCGAAAGCAAACTTGCCAAGAAAGCGGCTTTCAATTCAGATTTTAACTTTAATCTGTATGAATACTTCCATTTTTGTTCAAAGATGTTGAAAAAAGAAGATACAAAGCCTATCGCAAGGGGCAGAAGTAGTAACAGTCCTTGTATGATTGTATTTTGTTCATTTGAACAGTTATCAACATTGATTGCCGCCGCAAAGAAACACGGATTTGTTAATTACATACCGCTTGTATTTGTAAAGGATTACAGTCCACAGGTGCTTAAAGCTAATATGCGTATCGTAGGTGCTACGGAATATGCACTCGTACTGTACCGAAATAAGTTGCCGAAATTCCGAAATGGCTTGCAGGTTGATGAAAACGGAAAGAATATCAGAGGCACAGGACATATGGTATTCAACTGGTTTAACTGGGAGAAAGATGGAAAAGACATACCGAAAATTCATCCAGCACAAAAGCCTGTAGCAGTCCTTAAAAAGCTGATTGAGATTTTTACAGACGAGGGAGATGTTGTTATTGACCCTTGTTGTGGTAGCGGTAGCACACTAAGAGCCGCCGCAGAACTTGACAGAAGTGCATACGGATTCGAGATTGACAGAAACTTTTACGAGCGTGCAAAGAATGAAATGCTTGTATTTGAAAAGGACGAGCAAATGGATATAAGTGATTTTATAGGAGATACAGTATGATAGTACATTGTTTATTTGAACAGTCAGGCACATTCAAGAATGCTTTCAAAAAGTATGGAATTGAAGCCTACGACTATGATATTCAGAATGAATTTGGCGAAACAGACTATGTTACCGACCTCTTTAAAGAGATAGAGGGGGGGTATCAAGGCGAGCCGAGTTTGTTCGATAAGATAAGCCCTGATGATTTGATATTTGCATTTTTCCCTTGCACTTATTTTGAATGCCAAAGTCAATTATGGTTTTCCGGCAATAATTATTCGCAAAGAAATTGGAGTATGGAAAAGAAATGCGAAAGTGCAATAGAAAGGCATCGTATGTTGAATGACTTTTACCAGTTACTTAATAAGCTGGTTATAAATTGCATAAGACGAAAAATAAAATTAGTTATAGAAAATCCGTATAATCAACCACATTACCTTACAACATATTGGTGCTTAAAGCCCGACTTGATAGATAAGGATAGAACGCAAAATGGAGATTACTATAAAAAGCCAACACAATACTGGTTTGTGAATTTTAAACCAAAAAATAATCTTGTATTTGAAGCTATTGATTATGTAAAAACGAAAATAATAGCAAAAAGTAAAGTAAACGACGATGGGCTATCAGTTAAAACGCAAAGGTCAATGATACACCCACAGTACGCAGATAGATTTATCAAGCAATATATTCTTGATGAAGAGATATGGAGAGGTAAATAATGAAAGACGAAACAAAGCAGGAAATACAGATTTTACTTGACCTACTAAAGGGAAGTCTTACAAGAAATGGTGTAAGTATGGCAACCGACAATAGTGGTAACTTGTTGTTCTTTGATACGTCTGTCTATGTTAGAAGTAAAGGCAAGGAATTTGACGGATTCAGAATTAATATCAACGATTTAGTGAAGTAACAATGTGGCAGAACTTGAAGAGGTAATTATGGCAGGCAATTTTATTAAAATTGACAGAAAAATTTTAAAGTGGGAATGGTGGAGCGATATTAATACATTCAGACTTTTTATGTATATGTTGATAAGTGCCTATTGGAAAGACGGAAATTATAAAGGCAAGATAATTGAAAGAGGGTCTTTCCCCTCTTCAATATCTGAATTATCAAAAGAAACTAATTTGTCTGTAATGGAAATTCGTACCTCGCTAAAACACTTACAATTAACAGGCGAAATAACAAGCAAAGCAACAAACAAATTCACGATATTTACTGTGGTTAACTACAATTTGTATCAAACGGATAACAAGCAAGATAACAAACAAATAACAAGCAACTTAACAAACAATCAACAAACAGATAACATTCTATTAACAAACTCTATATTAAAAGAAAGTAAGAATGAAAGAACAGAAGAAATTAAAGAAGATAAGAATACAGAAAAAGATATTACTAACGTAATATCCAAAAAGAAAAGTTATTATCCCAATGATGAATTACTTGATGAAGCATTTAACGAGTATGTGACAATGCGTAAGAGGATTAAAAAGCCTATCTGTACCGACAAAGCATTACATAGGGCTATGAATACTCTTGAAAAGCTATCGGGTGGAGATAATGACTTAGCCATTAAAATTCTTAATCAGTCAGTAGACCATTGCTGGCAAGCCTTGTTCGGGTTGAAAGAAGATAATTCTAATAAGCAGGGCAATCAGAATTTTAGCAAGGGTGCTATTGACTGGGATAATGTGTAAAGGAGAAAAATTATGTATTCAGATACAATTTACGAAATCACAGTTAATGATAGTGAAAGAGCAGTTATTGAAGATATATTAAATATATTAGATAATTGCCCTATTGATTTGGGTAATTGTGATTATGTGGATATTTTTAGAAGCATAGCAAATAAAAGCTCAAATGTAGACGCAGATGGTATCAAAATTTTATATGAATCAGGAGGTAGCAACGCTTGACAAGAGAAGAAACAGTTAAAATCATTCGCATTATGTGTGATTGCTACCCTAACTACAAGCCTAACAACCTATCAGAGACAGTAGATGTGTGGAATATGATGTTGGAAAATTACAGTTATGAACAAGTGTCAGTCGCACTTAAAGCATATATCAACTCTGATATAAGTGGATTTGCTCCAAGTATAGGACAGTTGATAGGTAAAATACAGACAATATCACAGCCGCAGGAACTTGACGGAATGACAGCTTGGGGATTGGTTAGTAAGGCATTACGGAATGGCACATATGGAGCGGTCAAAGAGTTTAACAAGCTACCACCACTTGTCAGGCAGGCGGTTGGTATGCCAGACAACCTTAAAAACTGGGCAACGTCAGACTATCAGACGATAGAAACAGTAATACAATCAAATTTTCTAAGAACTTACGAAACAGTTGTTAAGCGTGCGAATGAAATAAATCGTATGCCGGACAATATCAAATCACTTATCGAAAAGACGAATGCAAATTCGTATAAGGCTCAAATTGAGCAAAAATTCCAAAGAGATATAAATACATTACAAATTAAAGAAAATGCCCTTATCGGTCAAAATACAAACGCAGAAGAGTATATTGAAGCACCTAGAGAGGTACAAGATAGAATTGACAGAATGAGAGGTTGATTTTAGTGGAAACAACGCCAATTAGTCCGCAAATGAGAATGTATTACAGACGAAAAGAAGCTGGATTAT